CCTACCCCTTATGGCAATCTTAGAACGTGAGTTCCAGGATCACTTACAGGATAGGAGCCAAGGGTTATATAGGTCACGCTCAACCTGGCACTTACGTCTCACGACGTGCGTGTTATGGGAAAGTTATCTGTCGATAACCTGCGTCCCGTGGTATGTTTACATTAAGAAGGACCATAATTATGATACCCTTAAGGAAACACAGCAATTTTGCTGCAATCCCACATAGACAAATGGTTGCTCGTTTAGAAACGATCCCTTTAGAACATCGCTTGAAAGAAGAGTTTTATGAGCTTTTCCGTAAATGGAGTGACTCATCCGGGCCAGTATGGGCGGTTGAACGCACGAAAGCGCTCCGTGATTGCATTATGCAGTCACGAGCCCATGGGGGTTTGACACACAAGCCTACCTGGGTGGCTACAACGAAAAGTGGTAACCTTCGGGGAACTTATGGATCAATGTACCGCGTGGCGATGGCCTCTTATAAATGATTCAAGGCTGTTCTCAACCTTCTGCAGTTGTACACTGTATGGAGACAAAGGACGCTTTGTGTTGCCGATTACACTGACATTCAACAAAACGTGCAAGTTGCCCCCGTGGTGACGGGCACAGTTGGTTGTCCAGGAGCAAAAGTGCTACGAAAGTTGCTAGCACTTTGGCGCAGTAAAGGTAACGCCTTTAACGATCAAGTGGGTTTGAAACGCCCACAACGTGTAAAATGCAAACCGTGTACCCCTCTCTCGCAGGTTTTACCTGGGAAAAGGTCACACGTCGCACAGCTTGGGATAGACATGGTTGCCATGCGGCACCATCCTATCTACGCTTCTCATCCAGAGCCGATACGTCAGGCACTGGGTGGTTATCTTTTGGATAACTCGCCAGGAGCGGAAAAGCGTTGGGAACACAGCGCATTACAAGCTGGCTGGACAGAGGACGAAATTCGAGAATTTCGATCTGTATCTGGGGTTAAACCCGTTGCAGAGGCCAACTCAGTCATGGGCCGAAAGCCAGTGGGCAAAGTTAATTGCACACTGGAACCAGGTCTAAAAGTCCGGTATTTTGCGGCTCCAAACATAGTAATTCAGCGGGCAACCGAGCCTCTTCAAGAGGCGCTTTTACGGTTTCTCACCAGATTACCATGGGATTGCACACTACATCAGCGAAAAGCAGATGCGTCAGTAATTGATGCAATGCGACACGGGAGGACTGTTCACACAGTGGACATGTCTAAGGCGACTGATAACTTCCCTTGGGAGTATCAAAAGGCTGTGTTAAAAGCTGTTTGTAATACACATGATCCAGAAACATCGGATCAGATCGGTCTCATCACTTCACTCGTTGAACAAGGACAATGGTATCTCGGCTCCGGCCGACGCTTGAAGCGCCTTACCTGGACCCGTGGGCAACCACTGGGTTTAAATCCCTCGTTCTTCCTGTTTACCATCACACATGGCCTTGTGCTGTGGGCTCTCAATGAGGGCCGTTGGGACAACAAGTTCTTTGTGCTAGGTGACGACGTAATCATCTTAGATGATCGTTTAGCCGTACGGTACAAGAAGTGGTTAAGTGATGTGGGCATTACGATATCTCAGGCAAAGACCTTTTCCTCTTCGGAGGTTGGGCAATTTGCGGGCAAGACATACACGCCACACGGTGCCTTTTGGGCACCTAAATGGAATGAAATCACACGTCAGAATTTACTTGACGCGTGTGCCTGGTTTTACCCAGGCTTGTCTAGATGGTTCCCTAAAGATCGTAAAACAATCGATAGAGTTCTGTCCCTTCCACCGCCTTACGGCAACGGTTGGAACCCGACTGGGTTGAGTCTAGATGATCGACTCTCACCTGAGATTATCAGTGCTTTACTAGAGCGTGAGAAGGAGCGTGCTGCGAAAGCAGCCCCTTCGTCTTACAGTTGCAGCTACCATACAATACGAACTGCGGCGAAAGCCGCGGGTATGGCCC